GATAACGTAGCTATAGGTGAGGCTGCGGGTGATGCGCTGACTGGTGGAACTGATAACACTTTAATTGGTGATAACGCTGGCGGTGCATTGACAACTGGAGGAAGCAACGTAGCCGTCGGGTCTAGTGCGCTTCTTACTGAAGATGGAAATGGCAACAATGTTGCAATAGGGTTTGAAGCACTTAAAGTACAAAATGCTGGTGCGGAAGCCTACAACGTAGGTGTTGGGTTTCAAGCTGGTGTAGCAGTGACTACTGGTATTGCAAACACTCTTATCGGAGGGTTAGCTGGAGACGCTCTTACTTCAGGTAACTCTAACGTAGCTGTTGGAACTTACGCTTTAGGCGCAGATACTTTAGGAAGCAAAAGCACAGCTCTTGGTGAAGGTGCTTTAAACGTACAAAACTTTACTACAGCAACAGACGCTTACAACGTAGGCGTTGGATTTCAAGCTGGAGCAGCAACTACCACTGGTAAAACTAATGTGTTTGTTGGGGCAGGGTCTGGTGACGCAAATCAAACTGGAGAACTGAACACCTATGTTGGTGGATTTGCGGGTTCAGCAACTACAACCGCCTCAAGCAACACGGCTGTCGGAGCTTATGCGCTTGATGCCGGGACGGGAGAAAAAAATACAGCAGTGGGGGCAGGGGCTTTGGGTGGTGCATCTAACTCAGCGGCTAATAATACAGCGGTTGGATACGATGCTGGAAACTCAATAAGCACAGGCACTCAAACTGCTGTATTTGGGTATCAGGCTGGAGATTCAATAACTTCAGGAGGCGCACACACACTTATTGGATATCAAGCTGGTCAGTCTGTAACCACATCTGACCACAATACGTTAATTGGTCAAGCCGCAGGGTATAATATTTCTACTGGGGCGCAAAACACGATGGTCGGCTCAAATGTAGGTTATTACTACACAGGCACTAATAGTGTTGCTATTGGGCAAAATGCTATGGTTGGGCCAACTACAGGTGCTAGTGGTAGTGATAATACAGCGGTGGGCTATTACGCTATGCAGGGAAACAGCACTGGTGCAGAAAATACGGCTCTTGGATTTAAAGCCATGTACAGCAATACCACGGCTGGTAACAACACCGCCCTTGGAAGGCTGGCACTTTACGCGAACACAACGGGCAATTTAAACACTGCTGTTGGTGCAGCCTGTATGCAATCAAATTCAACGGGTACTCATAACACAGCAGTCGGTGTTACTGCTATGAGTCTAAACGAAACTGGGCTTTATAATACGGCTGTTGGATATAATGCGCTGCAAAATAGTGTAGACAAACACTACGGCACAGCGGTTGGATATCAAGCGTTACAAGATACTACAAACCACAATAACACAGGTGTAGGATTTAATGCTGCTGCCAATGTAACTACAGGAACGCAAAATGTTGCGGTGGGGTCTGCTGCTTTTCAAACAGCGACTACAGCGAGTCAATGTATAGCGATTGGATATGATGCTCTTGGAGATGGCAATAACGCATATTGTACTGTTGTTGGAGATCAAGCGGCAAGTAAAAACACTAATTCAAATACTGTAGCTATTGGCTACGCCGCTTTAGGCCAAAACACTACAGGCTCTTCAAACACGGTTGTGGGTTCTGCTGCTGCTTACGGAGCTGGTGTAGGTGGAGGAAACAGTGTTTTTGGTTACGCTGCTGCTTACTCAATAACCACAGGCACTAGTAATGTGATTTTAGGTAATACTGCTGCTTACTCAATAACCACAGGCGGTAATGCTATTGCTATTGGGACTGATGCTGCAAGAACAGGAAGTCCCGGCGGTAATGTAACAACGGGAAGTAACGGTATTTATATAGGAAATGCTAGTAATAATGCAGCCTATATTCAAATTGATTGGACTATATCTTCTGATAAACGAGATAAAACGGATGTCAAACCATTAGACCTCGGATTAAGTTTTGTTAATCAACTTGAGCCAGTTACTTATAAGTGGGATAAACGAGCGCAGTACCTTACGCCTGAAGATCTTAAAAATGAAAAAGATTTAGATACTGTAACGGCTGACGGAACCCATAAAGAAGATCAAGTTGATCTCGGATTCCTAGCACAAGATGTTGAAAAATTAGAAGAAGCTGCTGGGCATAAGATAGCAGATAAAACTAATTTAACGACTAATTTAACTGAGGATGGGAAACAATACGGCCTTAGATACGCTAAGTTTGTTCCAATTTTAGTAAAAGCAATTCAAGAACTTTCAGGTCAGGTTTCCGATTTAAAAGAACAGCTTGATAAATGTAACTGCGACTAGGAGACTAAAATGGCAGTAAAGAAAACCCTGATAAAAGCAATACCCTACATTGACGACGGTAAAGTTGTACGATGGTATGTAGAAATGCAATATGAACAAGGTACAGAAGGCAAAGCAGATTATTATACGTCTGTAAAATCAGCCACGCTTAATGCGGTAACTACGCATCCTGACGGAAGCACCACAAATAATTATACTGCTAAAGCTGAAGCTGACTGGTCTAGGGCTGATATAGAAAATATTTGCCCAATAACTAGGTGGGATGAAATATTTGCAAGTCAGTATGACTCAGTAATTACTAACCCTCCTAAAGAACCTGTTCCTGATAATAGCTATGTAATACCTAGCAGCTAATGGAGCCTCAACACTACAGTTTCCATACGTTACCAGCAGTATTTATGTTGGAAACACAGTTGTCTGAAAACATGGTAGGCACACTTAACGACTACCTAGACAAGCTGATGGTAGATGAAAATCGCAAGAGTCATGCGGGTACATTAGTAGGTCAGATAGCCCACGGCCAACAGCTTACAATGGATCATCATTGTGAAGAGCTAAAAGACTTTAATTGGACGATTCAGGGTTTGGCAATGGATTATGTTCAACAGTTCTGCGCTCATTCTGGTAATCCATTAACAGGAAAAAGAGAGGTGCTAACTGATGAGCTTTGGTCTGTGCATAGCTATGAACGAGATTACAACCCAATGCACGATCATGGGACTAAAACACTTATGGGAGTCTCTTGTACCACATGGACAAAAGTACCCCAACAAATCCTAGATCAACCTACAGCGGGAAGCCCAGAATACAACTTGTATAACGCATCAGGTAATGCAGATGGATGTTTAGCATTTAGCTATGGACGAAACAGTTTAATAGATGTGGAGCGGTTAGCTCCTCCACAAACTTTTGTAATTAAGCCAGAAGTCGGGAAGTTATTGATGTTTCCTAGCTGGCTAACACATACGGTTTACCCTTTCGAGGGTGAAGGTGAACGGCGAACAGTCGCTGCAAATTTAAATGTTTGGAAGGTAGAGGAAGATGGAACAAGACATTAAAGAAGTTGTAGATGCAGAAGTTGTAGAAGAGGCTGAAGTTGCTCAACTTCCTCCTAATCCTGAGATGTTAACTGCTCGTATGGATGAGCTTCGAGAAGAGATTGGTCAGATTACAAACGTAATCAATGCGAACCAAAAGCAGCTAGATACCTATGTAGCAGCGTTTAATTGGTACTCACAGCAGCTAGAAGCAGCTAATGCGGAGCAACAGTAATGGGTTTTATTGGGGATATCCTGGTATACGCTAGTTTATTTGTAACAATCAGCAGTGCTATTTGTGCAGTAACGCCTACGCCTAAAGACAACGAGTTTATGGGCAAATACATTTATCCGGTTATTGAAATGGTGGCTTTGAATATAGGCAAAGCAAAAGAAGGATCTACAACCAGCCCCGTTAAGTTTGTTAAAAGGTCTGATTAATGGCGTCAAAAAGATCACAAGGTAAAAACGTCGAATCTGAACAGGCTTTGTCTGAGTTAAAAACTCACCAAATAGAATGCGCGTTACGGTACGAACGTATTGAAGAGCGTTTAGAAGAAGGATCTGAAAAGTTTAAAAAACTAGAATTAATGATTTGGGGAGTGTACCCGTTTATGGTGGCGACTATAGTAGCCGCAAAGTTTTTATGACAGATGCAAGGCGCAATATTAGCTTTTATGTTAATAACCGTCATAGAAGGCAACGTGGCGCAAGGTTCGGAGCAAATGTTGTTTCGAGACATCCATAGATGTCAGCAATTTGCATATTGGATAGAACATAATTGTCGTGATGTCCGTTGTAGAGGAGGCATCAAACAACACAACATAACAGCGTATTGTAAGCCGGTGATGGCGGCAGCTAACCAGAAGTTTTGGGATTAAAAATGAGCATATATAGCGGTTTATTTTACATACAGGAAGAAAAACGATTTGCTCGATGGGACGAGTACATTGAGTTTTATCGACAGCAGCGGTTAAAAGAAAATGCCTAAAAAACTACAAGAAAACTCAGTTTGGGCTAAATATGATATCGATCAAGATGGCACGGTTAGTGATGAGGAACTAGAACGCGCCACTCAAATGTTAGAATTAGATCTCCGAGAAGAAAAGCAAGACAGCCAGCGCAGGATTGCGTGGGTTGCAATGTCTTCAATGGTTTTGTATTCATTACTGCCTTTGTTGCCTTTTGTACCAGAAGAACGTCTTTCAACCTTGTCTTCTCTAAGTGATATGCTGTTCCTTAGTCAAGCCAGCATCATAGGTCTATACTTCGGCGCTACGGCCTATATGTCACGTAAACCGTAGAGGTTTACCATGATCATTGAATCAGTGGCAGCGGCAGGGGCTATCCTGTCTACAATATCCACCGCCATAAACAAATTAAATGAGGTTGGAGATGGGGCCAGCAAAGCTGTTGAACTCATGCAAGGGTTTTCTGACGCTCTTGATGCTTTTGAGCGTGATAAGAAAGACTCTGTTATTAACAACCTTAGCTCACAGGAGCTTTTAAAATTGGAGTCAATCAAACACAGAAGAGATCAGTGGGAAAAGTCATTGCATGATATGTTAGTTATTCATGATCCAGCTTTGTTACAACGATGGGATGAAGCAAAAGCCCGTCAAAAAGCTGCTCATAAACGACAGATGGAAGCTATCAAAGCTAGGGCTGCTGCTAGAAAAAAGATGATTAGGCAAATTTGGCTTATAATGGGGGTAAGTGCGATTGGTATTCTTTGTGCCTTTATTTTAATCGGAGGGGTCATACTGATTTTTAGATAATGGGATTTAAACTAAGTGTTGGTTTAGGTATTGCCCTCGTTTTTTTAGCAGGGTCTTTTAAAATGTACTACGACAAGTCACAGGCAGAGCTAGATGCGTTTCAGATAAGGCTTGAACAATCAATTCAAAACCAAAAAACGCTTGAGAGCACCATTGAAGAACAAAACAACAACCTGAAACAAACCATTGCGAACCATGACCTCATGCTTGCGCAAGTAGAACGGCTACAGAAAGAAAACATCAAAGCGCAAAATGAGGTCACAGATATTAGAAAAAAGTTTTCTCGGCACTCACTCGATGTGCTGTCAGTCAGGAAGCCTAAACTTATTGAAAACATTATAAATAAAGGCACAAAACAGGTGCTAAATGACCTTAAAACAATTACCAACCCGTATCAATTTGATGAAACTAAGCCTGCTATTAATACTTCTGCTGGTTAGCGGATGTTCTATCTTTGGCTCAAGTCGGGATATTCCGGAAGTTGCTCCTGTCGAGGTAGTAACAGTTGTTGAAAAAGCCCCTGTTTATCACCCGCCTTTACCCAATGAAATAGTTCCAGTGCCGGTAGAGTGGACCGTATTGAACCCGGAACTTATGCAAACTTATCTTGATGATTTAAACGAAGGTAACGCGCCTACAAATGTCTGGTACGCTCTCACAACCAAGGGTTATGAAAACCTTTCTACCAACATGGCGGAAGTAAAAAGGTATTTGCGACAGGTGCTTAGTATCTTAAAATATTACCGAGATTTAGACGAAGAGGTGTCTAATGAAGATCAGTAAAGAAGGGTTAGAACTTATTAAACATTTTGAAGGCTGTGAAACTACCGCCTATCAAGACAGTGTTGGTGTATGGACCATTGGTTATGGGCATACCAAAGGTGTGGAAGAAGGTCAAACCTGTTCTATCGACGACGCTGAAACCATGCTTGCAGACGAAATGGACGAGTACGAGGGGTACATCAACAACATGGTCAAGGTTGATCTGGAGCAGCACGAGTTTGATGCGCTTGTTGCTTGGGTCTACAATCTTGGGCCAACCAACCTTGGCGAAAGCACGATGCTAAAAGTGCTAAACGGCGGCCAGTTTGACCGCGTTCCCAGCGAAATGAAACGTTGGAACCGTGCGGGGGGCCAAGTGTTGGAAGGGCTAGTTCGTAGACGCACAGCAGAGGCGTTAATGTTTGAAAACCTTGACTGGAAGCAAGCGTAATGGCTCTACAAAAGTTTTTATTTAACCCTGGAATCAACAAAGAAGGCACTGATTACAGTGCAGAAGGGGGCTGGTTTGACGGCAATCTGGTTCGTTTTCGTAAAGGATTTCCAGAAAAAATAGGTGGCTGGACCAAGGTAATACAAACTTCTTATAACGGAACTGGCAGGAAACTATTAGGTTGGGTTGATCTAGCTGGCACAAAGCTTCTTGGCCTTGGCACACGGACAAAGCTCTACATACAGGAAGGCACCAATTTTAACGATATTACACCGCTTAGAAGCACCACTAGTGCGGGTGACGTAACTTTTGCCGCGACCAACGGGTCAAGCACTATTACAGTTACGGATACTGCTCATGGAGCGTCACAGGGCGACTTTGTTACTTTTTCAGGCGCAGCGTCTTTAGGCGGTAACGTTATAGCAGCGGTTTTGAACCAAGAGTATGAAATAGCCACCGTGCCTTCCACCAGCACTTATACCATTACGGCAAAGGATACGAGCGGTGATACAGTCACGGCGAACGCTAGTGACAGCGGTAACGGCGGAGGTTCTACTGTCGGCGCTTACCAAATCAATGTTGGTCTTGATGTATTTGTTGATGGTACAGGATGGGGTGCTGGCACATGGGGCGGAGGGACGTGGGGCTCTACCAGTTCATTAACTAACCTCAACCAGTTGCGTCTGTGGTCACTGGACAGTTTTGGCGAAGACCTGTTGGCCTGTGTTCGTGCTGGTGGGATATTTTACTACGACAGCAGTGCAAATACCTTGGGCACAGACCGTGCAGTCGCTTTGACTGCTTTGACCGGTGCAAACTTTGCGCCTACTAAAGGCTTACAAGTTTTGGTATCAGACGTAGACCGACACGTCATCGTGTTGGGAGCAGATCCCATTAGTGGCAGTTCTCGGTCCGGTTCAATCGACCCCTTGTTAATTGCTTTTTCTGATCAAGAAAACCCGGCTGAATGGGAGCCACGATCTGATAATACTGCGGGTTCGTTGCGATGTTCTGCGGGTTCTGAAATTATAGGCGGCCTTAGAGCGCGACAGGAAACTCTAATCTGGACAGATGTAGCTCTTTATAGTTTACAGTTTGTGGGTCCTCCGCTTACGTTTGGCTTGAACCTGATTAACGAAGGCGTCAGTTTAATCGGCCCCAACGCAATGGTTAACACGCCCGCCGGGGTGTTTTGGATGGACAAAAAAGGGTTTTACACTTACACCGGGGCAGTTAGTCCGGTGCCGTGCAGTGTTCACTCTTACGTGTTTGACAACATGGAAGAGGGTCAAGCCTATCAATTTTTTGGGTTTTTGAATAAACAATTTAACGAAGTCGGTTGGTTTTATTGTGGTACTGGCTGTACCACTCCAGATCGTTACGTCACTTACAACTACGTGGAGCAATCCTGGGCAATTGGGTTGTTAGAACGCACCGCGTGGCTAGACGAAGGCATTGTTGCTTTTCCACGGGCTGCGGGTAAAGACAGTTCTACCCCTTATCTGTACCAACACGAGACGGGAAACGATAACGACGGGTCCCCTATGAACAACGTGTACATTGAGTCTGCCGACTTTGACATTGGCGACGGAGAACAATTTCAGTTTATCAGACGCATGATCCCAGACGTAAAGTTTACCGGCAGCAACAGCAGCCAACAAATTAACGTGGTGCTTAAACAACGTAACTATCCGGGCAATTCGTTGAGCACGGACCAAACAACAAGTTTTACCGCTTCTACGACAAAAATAGACATGCGGGCTCGTGCCAGACAAGCTGCTTTGCGGTTTGAATCAGACGATGACGCCAGTTCGGGAGTGCGACAGGGAGTTGGTTTTAGGGTTGGCGCTACCCGGTTAGATTTACAGCCTAACGGCCGCAGATGAGCAAGCTTTTACAGGGCCGATTACCCTTTGTTGTAGGGGAAAATGTGCCCCCAGAAACGTTCAATCGGACTGTACGTTTACTGGAAATAAGTTTAGACTCTTTTGATCCGGATTCTACTCCGCAGTTTACCGCTGCAGAACTTGATGAATTCAAGTTTCAGGCGGGAGATGTAATCTGGAATACGACTGTCGGGTCTTTGCAGGTGTACACTGGATCGGCTTGGGTCGAACTATCTTCTCCGTCTACGTCGGGGTTAAGCGCCACAGGTGGCATAGGAACTGTTCAGGTGATCACTGGCGGTTCAATAGTTGTGACATTATAGAGAGGGCGTATAACAAAAGATGGCAGAAGCAGCTTTAAAATACGACGAGTTCGAAGACTTTGATGACATAGAACCTGTCCAAATTCCCGCGGGTGGTATTGCAACTTTCCTAACAGCCCGAGAGGGTATGTTTGCTGACGATGACGACGATGAATTACCCTCTGGTGGTATTGCATCGGTTAAGCAAGTAGCCGACAAACTTGCTGAATACGGACGTTATGAAGACGAATACATGGTTCACGCTGCAGAAGGCGAAACGGTTATACCGATGGAGGTCTTCCGCAAAAATCCCATACTCAAAGAAAACATATTCCGACAAATGCGCGACATGGGCCTTGAGCCAGAGCGTTATATTGTTGGTAACGAACTGAATTCAATTAACCCAGTTACAGGGCAACCTGAGTTTTTTCTTAAAAAACTATTCAAAAAACTGGGCAAATTTCTCAAAAAAGCCGTATCCGTTGTATTACCCATT